ACCCATTGGTTTCTCAGCTTAACGGTAGCGGCTTGATCTCCGTATTTCCTGATGGTGGAATGGATCAGCCAGAACATATCGCAGACGCCAGTCTCTGCGAATATTCTAGCAATGAGCTTCATTCTAGACTGAGCAGCGTTGTAGAGCTGCATCGCAGCAGTGGCGGTTTGGTTGTTCAGCGCGTCGGCATCTAGGCCTTGGCCTTGCCTACTTACGCCAGTGCGCCATTCACGCTTAGCATCAAAATACTGCAGTGCTGGGTAGACCGTTCCGCCGATATCGGTATGAACAATCTCCCTCAGCATCCCAGGCTGCCTAGTTCTGACAATGCCTCCGGGGCGGGAATTTAGAAGGTCATCAAACGTCTCAGGCGTTGCTGCCTGCTCTGGAACCTCAGTTCTTACGTTCGTTGAGAGATAGACGTTATCTAATAGCCCCCTGGTGAGCGCGGTGTTAATCCGCTGAATGTCCATCACCAAGTCAGCAACAGACCGGCCAACCCAACGATGAGTCTGAGGTACAGGCGTCATGGCAGCGAACGGCCACCAATCTATTTCCTCGATATGAGGCTTGCCATCCCGTCTCAGGACTGTAGAATCTTCCCCTCCGGTAACGACCATATAGCGTCGAGCTACACCATCGCCCTTATAGTCCATCTTGACGTAGTGTTCTGTGGTCCTGATCCGGCGCATTGCCTTATTCAGGCTTTCATCGCCTCCAGGTTCGGAGGTTTCCTGCACCGTGTCGCGAGCGTATTCTTCTTGTGAAGATTGTTCGGTGGGAGTGGCGTAAGAGCTTAGCCCTTTGATTTGCTCCGCGTCGTAGCCATCCTCGATGAGGGAAGATTGAGTGCGGTCGGTTGTCTCATGAAACATATAGTGCGCGGACTGAATGTCCATTCTCGCGCGGCGTGAGATGCCAAATTCCTCTGGGGGAACAGGCTCGACGCAACACTTGGACTCGTCCTTGGTACTCTTGATCGTAAAGTCGTGAGTCCCGTCTTCGTTGGCGGTGTGCTCGACAATTTCGACATCTGGATCTGACGCGATAAAGGCATAAACGTCTTCCGGCTGGGAGTAGTAGGTATCCCTGTCTTCAGACTCTTTCTCCTCCCACCAGACCTTGCAGATGCCAGTTTTGGATAACAGCGCGTCCTTGATCATGCTGTACAGGACCATGAAGCCCTGATTAAGCTGCATGAATACGTAATTTACGTAATCTGTCTCCTGCTGGGCTGCGTCTACGTCCTCCGGCCCTACCGGATCGAATCTAACCACGTCATCCGAGCCGGCGAAGATATCCATCAGGTTGGGCATCAGCCCTTCGATGGTGTCACTTACGTCAGTTGAAACAGCCGAGCTTCTGCCTTCAATCGAGGGCATGTCGGTTGACATATCCCCCATGTAATAGCGCATGGCGTCTTCGCGCTGCTTCGATAGTTCGGAGCTTTGCGAGGACGAAAGAGCGTCTAGCCTCTCGGCTTGTAATAGGGCCTTGAGGTCGCGCTCAGTGAGTTTTGGCATCTATTTCTTGAGCATGCTCTGGTAGGCGGTAGCCTCAAGCACTTTTGCGGGCGAGTTCACAAACGAAGCAGCCTCGTGCCTCGTCATGTATTGACCACCAGGAATGGCAAAGCCCATTTGATTGCCGATCTCCGCATCTCGCTTGCTCATCAGCGTGTCGCTCTTGGTGAGTAAGTCCGCATGAGTCTGTCCGGGCTTGCCATAGCGGATTGTCCCGTCTGCCATGCGACGAGCAACCACCAAACTGGGCATCATCGGCATTCTACCTACCGGCAATGCCATCGCTGCTAGATTGCCGTAGCCGCCCATTGCCTTAACCGGATCAATCGCGTTGTGCAGACCAAGCATCCATTTGGGGATTCCCCCCTGGGCTTGGCCTACAGCGTTAGCGTCTAGCGGCATCAGGCAATCCCAATTCGTGGATAGTTGATCTTGCGGTGGAAGGCGCTCGAGTGAGTCACACCCTGAGCCAAGCCTTCAGCCAGATACCGGAACGCATCTGCAGCGTGGCTTGTCCAATCGTGTATCGGCCTGTTCTTTAAGGTGCCTATCTTCTCGTCATACTCGTAGCGATAGAGCTTCAATGCCTCTATCCCACGTTCGCATTTCTTGCTGTCAAACCAGCACATGGGTATCAAGAGCCGAGCTGCATTGATCCCGTCTTCTATTCTATGAATCGGTAGAACCGTGAGAGGATCTAGCTCCAGGCCCCCGATTACGTCCTTGACGCTCTTGTTAGAGGTCAGCTGTTTAGGTTCTGCATCATGAGGAAGAATGTGCCCGCCGTAGTTATACGGTTTGGATTTTACGAGCGCGGCGTAGTGAGCGATGTCCACGCCTGAGGACTCGTAATAGTCGATTAGGCGGATTTCTTTCCCAACCTGCTGCGCGAACCAGATCGCGGTCGGATCGCCTATTCCAAGATCCCAGGCGGTGTAAACCAGCGTTGATGGATCATGCGGGACAGAACAGACGCGCTTGTCTGTTTCAGCTTCCGCCATGAGCTTGCCGTAGATCGCTCCAATAATAGCCGCCTCAAATGAGCACTCAGCTTCCTGCTCAAATTGCTCTGGCGTCATGGTCCGGCGCATATCCTCTACCTCACTAGAGGCGAGGATGCCCGTCTCGCTCGCCTTCAGCATGAGGCGATACCGCTCAACACCCTTCCATTGATTTGTGCCGGCCCAAATGTCGTAAAGCCCAACCCGGCCTTTAGGGGTTCCGATGAATACAGCCCAGCCCTCATGATCGGCTAATGTAGGGCGGACGATCTCTCCCCAGACTGAGGGGCGGAACTGTCCATATTCATCAAGGACAACACCATGGAGATAAATTCCACGCAGGGCCTCGGCATTATCAGCACCATACAGTCTAATTCGTGCGCCGTTTTTAAGATCGACTCGAAGCTCTGACTCATTGGGTTGTCCGGCAAGGAAGGGAGCTGCGTAGTGCTTGAGGTAGTCCCAAGCGACAGCTTTTGCTTGCGCGTAGAACGGAGCGATGTAGGCGAATCGTGCTTGCCCATTTGTCTTTAAGGCTCGTGCGATTAATTCAGCGATGCAGGCGACGGTTTTTCCGGCGCGTCGATGGCAGACAAGGACTGCCCATCTGTGCTGCCGTTCGTGGAATGGGATGAATTGAGGTCGCGGGGAATAGAGCTTAACTCGTTGATCGTCCACGGCACATCCACTGTAAGGCGACCATCAACATCCGCTTCCACTTGCTTCGGCATGAGGCTGGCCGCAACCTTCACAAACACAGCGGGATCACTAGCCAGCACCCGCATGAGGGCGTCTTTACCGTTCGTCTCCCAGACCTCGTAGAAATCCTTCCAGAAGGTTTCTTGGAGCTTATTGCGCGATCCTTTGGGGCGACCTGGCCCCCCGTTATTCCCCGGTTGAAATCGGGCCATTATGCTTATACGGCTTGAAATGGCCGTCCTTTGCGTATTCTGCAGCCGCTACAATAATTGACCTTCGGAGGTTTTCTGCCCACTCTTGGTCATTGTACCAAATCTTGCGACCCCACGGCGGGCAATAGTCTCTAAACCAATAGTAGACCGATTTAGCTGCTCTAATCACTTCGGCTTAGGCTTCCCGCCTTTGGGTTTCTTCTTGCCACCACAGGGCATGGTTAATCCTCCAGAATTAGGTTTAGCCGCTAGTTTAGCGAGGGCGGCCAGTCCTCACCGGGGGAGGGTGGGGCTGGCGCGAAGCTCCTGAGCCCCTTAGAGCCAACCCACGCCAGTAAATTATAGACAAACTCTATCCCAGGGCGATTTTCCTTTATATTTGAAACCCCCTAAATTATCGGAATGTACATTGTCCGGCAACCAATCAACCGACACCCCCATATCTCTGAAAACATTGCGAACCGCCAACGCAGCCTCGCGAGCACTTACGCCAAAGACTTCCCCATGCACCCTATAGCTCCTCAGTAACCATTTCGTGCTGGATTCGGCCGCAAGAGCAGCGCGTTTAGTCTTAACCCAAAACGTAAAGTGCATCTGTACTCGCCCCGGCCATGCGGTTTGTATTGCCAACTTTCGTCGATACGGATCTTTGCTGTGTCCAATCTTTACCGGACCTCCACCATTTTCGCCCCCACACACATAAACCGCCCACTGATGCTTAGGCCCTGGCCCCGGAAGTGCGTTCATGATCTGTTCATACCAGGATTAAAGAAAACTTCAAGTCTAGTAAGGCCATCATCCACACGCTTTAAATCAACTTCACAAATTGGAATAAGGTCAAAGAAGCACAACTCATCAATGGCTCGCCGTATCCTAATATCACCCCTTGCCAACAAGTCTTGGCACTCCGCATATCTCCGCTTGACACGCGCAACCCATTCTTCCCACTTCTTGCGGTCGTCTGGGTTAGACGGAGGTTCCTCATTTTGCATTATGTAGTTATAGTTCTCGCAAAGGTTAATGTAGGAGTCGCCAGCCATCCTCTGCTCACGAGTAATTTTCTCTTGGCGCTCCAATGACCAAAGTGCACACCCCCAAGCCTGATGTAGTATTTCTCGTTCAACAAGGTCTCTGATGCGGTTGAACTTAACCACATCTCTAATCCTAGGGTCTATCTTTGCCTCCGATGGCACCCCCCCTGAATCCTTAGCCATTGTCTTCCTTCACAGCCTCCCAGTATTCCTTGGTAAGACGCAGCGAAAATTCCTCAAGTTCTTCTAGAACTACTAACGCTTCGTCATGTTGCTTGACGAAATAAGCTTTAGACTTCTCGCTCTGTTTTTCGCTTTTCGCTAGTTCCCCGCCAGAAGCTATAACCTTTTCGACCCTTTCTCTAGCCTCAGCTAGGCAGGAAAGCAGTGTACTAAGCGTCCAAGTTTTCATTATTCTTCCTTCTTGAGTGTGAACCCGTTTCGTTCGGCGAAGTTCTCAATGTCCCATTTGCCTTCAAAGAAAAACTCGTCGTAAAGGTGTTGGAGCGTCTCGGTGATCGCGGCGCGGGCCATTTCTCTCATCTCTGATGGAGCTAAATAAGCTAGATGGGGAATCATGTTGTCTTCGGCATAACGCTCCATAGCGTCAGCAACCCTCTTTTCTAGGTCTCGTTTGTCGGTCATGGGGCGGCTCGCTCAATAACAGCCTTGAATTCTTCGCCACTATCAAACGCGAACCAAACAACCCCTTGAGACACGCCTATCGTTACGTCCTGCTCTTTGCGCCACAACCCAAAGGCGTTCAGAATCATAACCGCCACGTCATGCTCATCCAGTCGCTCGCTCATTGCTTCACCAGTCGGTAATACCGCCTGCCGTTCTTCGTGTAGTATTTCCGCTTATATGTAGTTTTTTTCTTCGCGGATTTTTCAGCAACGAAACAAATTTCTTCCCCCTCTCCCCCACAGGGAGGTTCGACTAAGACGCAGCGGCTTTCATTGGCGACTTCCAAGGCTAGGCAGTCGTGATACGGCATGGGCTGAATATTGGGAGTAGCGAGAGCTACCAAGAAGGCCATTGTTACGGGTTCCATTGAGTCAGTTCCCCTGGTTTGGTGTTGACCAAACGCGATTACTTCACTTGCTCGCCAGCAGTTTTCCATTTGGTTTCCAAGTCTGGCGTGTTCGGATCGGCAATCCACGCATCCAGCTTGGCGTTTTCTTCCGGGGTGAGGCTCTCCCCAGGCTTCCATGCCGGACGATGTTTCGGGCTCTTGGCCTTCAGGTCAGCGACGAGTTTGGCAAAGCCTTCCTCCACCCTCTCACGCTCGGCCTCTGATGGTGGAGGCGCAGACCTGCGCTCAAGCATCGCGATTTCGTCCAGGTAAAATCCGATGCGCGAACGCTTGGGATCCATCTTCCAATCGATCCACTCGGCAACCTTCGCCGGGTTTGGCAGGAAGCTCGACTCCTGCCTGAGCAAACTCGTGCTCGACTTGAGTTCGATCATGGCTTGCAGCACGTCGAGATCGACCCCGGTGCAAACATTGACCATCTGCCGCACCATTGCCTGAGCTATCCGAGGGTCCGGGTTTTGCTGGCCTGGGTAATTGGCAAGCAATAGCGTCACCGCTTTGGTCGCGGTTTCCTCGCTCGCCTTCGGACAATTGGCGATAGCGTCAATCTCTTTTCTGAGTTCGGCTATCCTGAATGAGCAGGCTGGCAGATTGTGCGACAAGTTTGGGTTCCCTGATTTCGCTTAGTCGATCTTCGCAAGCATCCATGAGCGTCGAGCCTTTGTGCTGCGGCGGTCCCGTGGCTCGGCCGTTTAGCCAAGACGGATCGAACCCGCGCCAATTCTTACGGATCATCATGTCGGCGTTTTCGTTAGGGTCGCCGACGCGGGACAAATCACGCGCTAGGAGTTTTGCGGCGTGTGGGGTGAGTGGGGCCTTCAGGGCCCTCCGGTGAGCGATAACGGCATTCGTTCGCTCATCATCCAAAACCTCGGAGAGAACACTCACCACAGTCGGCGTGCTAGCGCCGCTCTGTTTCTTCTTCTCCTTCTTATTCTCTTCTTCTTCTCTTTCTTCTTCTAGGCTAGCATCCTGATAGCCTTCTGCTAGCGTGTCGCTAGCGTCTTGTTCCACCCAATGAGAGAGCTTGGAAATTGTTGATTTTGTTTCGCTTTCTGATAGTCTGAGCCTGAAGGCAATCTTCTTGATACTCGGAAGCTCGCCGCCATTTTCCGACGCGAGCAACCACAGCATGACGAGCACCTTGCTGGCCTTCGGGTCGAGTTCGTGCCACTCGACATCATCGAGCAGCCGGCGATAGAGCTTGATCCATTCGGGCTTTCTCTTGCCGTCCTGGTAGTGCTGGAAGCTGTTCCAATCTTTGATGCGGAGTGTGCTCACCCTCTCTCCCTCCGCTGGTGTGTGGGGGTCATTTCGCTACCCAACTCTGAGAGGCAAATTCAAACAGCCCGTCGCCGCATGGCTTGATAGCGCCGAGGTCGATGAGCTGCTGAGCCTCACGCTTTGGAACGGGGACGCTGTATCGTTTGCGTTTATCGGTGAGCCAGAAGGCCTTTCCACCTTCCGCAAACTCCATGTGGAGGGCGCAGCCGGTCTGCATCTTCTTGAGAATTTCGCCCGCGTTCATTCTCTTCCCCCGATTTGCCAAGCCGCAAATGCACAAACGAGTGCTAAAGTGCAGGCAGCTATGAAGAGATACCAACCGATGACGTGGGCGATGAGAATCATGGCTCGACCTTCTCACCGAGAAATTCAGGAAGGTCGTGGAGGTAGAGAGCTATGATCGCTGGTTTTCTATCCGACCGAAAAACAATCAGGTCCGTGTCGTCTTTCTCCAGTTCGTCATAGATGGTTTTGTAACCGTCCTTTTTGATCTTGCAGGACACACCCCACTTGCGATTCTGCCACCACCATTCAAGGTCTTTAGCGCCGGTATAGGCACCGCTCATGAAAGTCCGAGTGCAATCGCCAATGAGATTTAGGACAGTCTGAACGGCTTTCTCGAAGCGATAGCCTTTGGCGTAGGATGGGTGGCTCATGCTGCCTCCTCAGGAAAATTAAGGGAGGCGAATTGACCAAAGACGGTCTCGGCCGCTTTGTCGTAGGCTAGAGCCGCTAACTCAGGAGTGGCGTAACGCCCAAGCCAGCATTGCTTCTTCTTATGAACTAGTTTCGCAATCCATTTGCCGCCTTCTCCCTCTTGAAAGACGCCTTTGTACCCGCTCGTGTTGGTTTTACCTTTGGGGACGTTGAATCGATTTTGAGATCTTGTCGCCTCGCGCAGGTTGGCAATTCTATTGTCGTGCCGAACGCCGTTGATATG